GGCCCGGACCGGCGCATCTGCATCGCCCATGTCGTCAAAGACCAAGTAAACGCGGCCGGAGTTGAGCGGTTGCTTGCCAGCACGGCGGCGGCTGATGGGCGCGCGGTTCGCGGATCGATCCCGCAAGACCCGGGCAGCGCGGGCAAGTCTTGGGCGTTGCATCTTCTCAAATCCGCTTTGATGGGGTATAGCTACACGTCAAGCGTCGAGACGGGCGATAAAGAAACCCGCGCAATGCCGCTCGCGGCACAGGTCGATGCCGGTAACGTGGACATTGTGGCAGGCGATTGGAATGGTGATTTCTTGGACGAGGCCGCAACGTTCCCGATGGGTAAATTCAAAGATCAGATCGACGCCGCGACCCGTGCGTTTGACATGATCGCGGGCGTAGATAATTCGTGGGCTGGAACAATATGAGCATCATGGACGGCCTGCGGAACATCGTCGCCAATCTCGGCACTGACCGGGACAAGGCGTCCCACACCCATTATTTTGACACCACGATTGCCGATGATCAGCTTGTCGCAATGTATCGCACAAGCGCTGTCGCCCGCAACGTGGTGGACTTGCCCGCCGAGGATGCGACCCGCGAATGGCGCGAATGGCAGGCTGATGCGGAACAGATCACCGCGTTGGAGGCTGAGGAAAAGCGTCTCGGGCTGCAAGGCAAGACGATGCAAAACATCAAGCGGGCGCGGCTGTTTGGAGGCGCCGCAATTTACATCGGCACGCGGGACTTGGACGCATCGAAACCGCTGGACCCTGCCAAGATCGGCAAGGGGGGCTTGCAATATTTGGCTGTTCTCAACCGCTCGGAAGTGACGGCCGGGCAAATCCAGCGCGACCCGCGGCTTCCCGGCTTTGGCATGCCGGTCAGCTACCGACTCAATCCTGCCACGGGCGCGTCGGTGGAGATCCACCCCTCACGGCTCGTCATTGCCACTGGTGAGGAGGTGCAGGACGATCGGTATTCGGCACACCCCGGATGGGGCGACAGCACCCTGAACGCCACGATCAGCGCCGTGCGGAACCTTGACGCCACAATCGCCAACGTCGCGTCGCTGGTGTTCGAGGCGAAGGTGGACGTGATCGGGATCAACGGGTTCAACGATGGGCTGCGGACCGGTGGGGCGGCATACGAGACAATGGTTTTGGCCCGGACAAGCCTGACCGCACGCGGCAAGGGGATCAACGGCGCGCTGCTGATGGACGCCGAAGACACATACGATCAGAAAACCGCCAGCTTTGCCACGCTGCCAGATATCATCGACCGATTTATGCAAATGGTGGCGGCGTCCGCTGGCATTCCTATGACGCGGCTGTTTGGGATTGCTGCTGCGGGAATGAACGCCACAGGTCAGGGCGATGAAAAGATTTATTTCGACCGCGTCCGGGTCATTCAAACGCTGCAACTCGACCCGGCAATGGAAATTTTGAACGAGTGTCTGATCCGATCGGCGCTGGGCAATCGCCCGCCTGAATTGCACTGGACGTGGCGCCCGCTCTTCCAGGTTAGCGCGAAAGAGCGGGCCGATATGGGCAAGGTTCTGGTTGACAGCGCAAAAGTCCTGTATGACATGGACATCTTGCCACAAGAAGCGATTGCGGCTACAATCGTCAACACGTTGACCGAGTCCGGTGCATTTCCGGGGCTGGAGGGCAGAGTGGCCGAGTTTACTGACGGCGAAGGAGCGGACGAATGAAACTGACAGATTTCGCTTCGCTCGGCACCGTGCGGATCACCGACGAGGGGTATCTGGTCGCAAACGTCCGCACCGCCCGGATCGGAACGCAGGATTATCTCGGCGCGGAATTGAACCGGCCCGACCTTGACCGGGTCACAGTTTACCGCGACGAATCCGAGGTGTTCCTGAAGTCCAGCCTCCAAACATTTGGATTGCTTCCGGTCACTGATGACCACCCCGCCGATCTGGTGACGGCCGACACGGCTCGCATGGTGTCGGTTGGCACGACAAACGAGGAAGTCCTCCGCGACGGTGAATATCTGCGCATCGGGATCAAGCTGACCGACGCCGCAACGATCCGCAAAGTGCAGGACGGCAAACGTGAGTTGAGCGTCGGCTATGTGTCCGAACTGGTCTGGGGCGACGGGATTGCGCCGGACGGGACGGCGTATCAGGCGCGACAGACCAACATCATCGGCAACCATGTCGCCATTGTGGCCGCCGGACGTGCAGGGCCAATGGCCCGCATCGGTGACGCCATAGCGCGGTGGGGCGCATCCCCCATCACAGACGAAAAGGACGCAATTATGGCCGATGCCATTCCGATGCGGACGGTCCAGATTGACGGCCTTTCCGTCGTCACGACCGACGCGGGCGCACAGGCGCTTGAAAAGCTGCAAAAAACCATCACCGACATGACCGCCGCCGAAAAGAAGGAAATGGACAAGAAGGACGGCGAACTGGCCGCCAAGGATGCCGAACTGTCGGCCATGTCCAATGCGGTCCTGTCCGATGCCGACCTTGACGCCAAGGTGGCGGCCCGCGCCGATCTGATCGGCAAGGCCAAGGCGATCGCGGCGGATCTCGCAACGGCCGGGCTGTCCGACGCCGCCATCCGCCGCGCCGCTGTCGTGGCACGATTGGGTGATGAGGCCCTGACCGGCAAATCCGAGGCCTATGTTGATGCGCGCTTTGACATCCTGTCAGAGGACGCGGCCAAAGGCGACCCGGTGGCCGATGCGCTCAAGACGGGCGTGACGGTCATGGGCGATGCGCGTGCCGAATACGTTCAGCATCTCAGCACGGCGTATCTCAATTCTGCTGGCAAAGGAGCATAATCATGCCGATTCAAGACGCATTCGGGGCCGCCGTTGCGGTCATGCCCCTTGGCTACGCCGGAATGGTCGCCGAGGGCCAGCAAGTCAAAGACGTGGCGTCCAAGCGCGTCACGACCGCGGTCGTCCCGTTCGGTCGCGCGGTCGGCGCCAGCGGCACCACGCCAGGCACGGTCCGTCTCGGCGGAGTCGGCTTTGAGGGCATCGCAGTCGCGGACAAGAGCCGCGCCGATGATCTCTACATCGTTGACGAAATGGCGGGGATCATGCGCAAGGGGACGGTGTGGGTGATCGCCTCCACCGCCGTCACCGTGGCAAACCCCGTCACGTTCACCGCCGCGACCGGCGTGATCGGTCACGACTTGGCCACCACGATCGCCGGTGCGAAATTCGAGACGGCTGGCGAGATCGGTGATCTTGTTCGCGTCTATCTGCCGTAAGGAAAACAGAAAATGCACACGCAGATCATGGACGCGCCCGCCGCTTTGGGCTTCGTCGTTTCACAGCGCAGTCACATCGAAGCCGAGGTGATGCGCAAGCCCTATCCCACCGTTCTTTACCCGCGTTTGATGCAGGTAGACACGTCTGCCAGCCCGTTCGCGGCGTCTGTTACTTTCTTCACGCAAGACTCTGTGGGGCGCGCCAAGTTCATCAACGGCAAGGGCGACGATATCCCGCGCGTTGATGTGACGTCGGGCAAATTCGAGCAGACCGTTAATATGGCGGGGGTGATGTATTCGTATTCGATCGAAGAGATCGGTGCGGCTGCACAACTTAACCTGAACCTGCCGACGGAATCGGCCAACGCGGCCCGCATGGCATATGAAACCCTTGTAAACAGCACGGCGCTGATCGGCAATGCTGAGATGGGGATCGAGGGGTTCTTCAACACCACGGGCATCACGTCCGCGGCGTCCGCGGCCACCTTCGCACTGTCCACCCCGCAGGCGATCCTCGCGTTCGTGAATGGGCTGCTGACCGGCGTGCTGTCGGGTAGCCTCGGGACGCAGATCGCGGACACCGTGGTCATGCCGATCGCGCAGTTCGGGGATCTGGCCACGCGCCAGCTTGCCCCGGAGAGCGACACGACCGTGTTGGATTTCATCCGGCGCGCCAATGTCTACACCGCTCAGACCGGTTTGCCGTTGAACATCTTTTCGGATTTCAACCTGGTGAACCGGATGGTGGTCTATCGGAACGATCCGAGCGTGGTCAAACTTCACATGCCCATGCCGCTTCAGTTCCTCGCGCCCCAGGCATACGGCCTTGAGGTGCGGACCTACGGCGCGTTCCGGTTCGCGCCGGTGAGCATCCGCACGCCCGCGGCGGTGCGCTACGGGACCGGGCTGTGATGGCCCGGCACATCAGCACCTATCCGGGCACGCTGGTCATGCCGGACGAGACTGAGGTCAAGCACGGCGGTGACGTTTCGGTCACTGCCGATCTGGCAAAGAACCAGGGCGTGGCGGAGTGGATCGCAAGCGGTTGGCTCGTGTCGGTCACGCCGCCTGTCATGCCCAGCGCCAAGAAGTAACCAACGGGCGGGCTGTCGTGGCCCGCCCCTTTATTGGAGCATCCCGAGATGATCGGCACCGTTGCAGCACTGATCGCATATGCCGGGGCGCGCGGCACTGTAATTGCTGACGATCCTGTAACGGCTCAGGCGCTTGTCCGGGCGAGCGATTACATTCAATTCACGTATCTGGACGGATCAGGCTGCACCGCTGACAGCGCGAATGTTGCGGAAGCCGTCTATGAAGCGGCCATTGCTGAGGTGGCCGCGCCGGGCATCTGGTCCAAGACGTTCACGCCTGCCGAGCAAAAAGTGCTGACCAAGGTGGGCGATATTCAGTGGACCGTGACCGGCGACGCCAGCAAGGGCGGCGCGGCCATCCCGCGATCCACCAAGATTGAATCGATGCTCCGCCTGTGCATCGGCGGCGGGCTTTACGGCTACTCGACCGGGCCGAGGCTGGTATGAGCGGCGCCGCAATAGCCGCTGAAGTTGCGCTGGCCTATGCCGAGGCTGGCCGTGACGCGGGCGACGGGATTGGCGCGGTGTCTGTCACGATCAGCCGCACAGGCGCACCGACCGGGCCGGAATGGGCGCCCGTGCCCGGCACGCCCGTGGTTCACACCTTCACCGCCAAGCCGTCCAGCAAGGCATACACGCAGCGGACCGGGCTGGCACTGGGCACAGGTGAATTGGTCTATTCGCTGGTGAATTATGGCGTTACGATTGCGCCCAGCACGTCTGACGTGCTGACAATCGACGGCGCGAATTGGCCTGTGCAGGAAGTCATTGCGATGGACCCTGCCGGATACGCCATATCTTGGCTGGTGCGGGTGGCTAAATGATCATCCCTGAAGGAGAAGACCATGGCGCGAAATGACAACGTGGCAATCCCGGCCATCACCTGGACGCAGTTGACCAACGCAAACGCAACGGCAATCCGTGTGCAGTCGGTCAGTGGGTCGGAAATGACTTTGCAAGCGACCAACGGCGTCACGGCGCCCACCACGCAGGTCGGGGCGATTGTGCTGGCCGGTGGCGCTGTGCTGGCGGCTGATCTGACAATCGCGCAGCTTTGGCCCGGAGTGACTGGCGCGAACCGTGTTTGGGCGTTTGCGACAGCCGCGTCGGTGGCGTCAGTGAGCCACGCAGATGCGTAACATGGCATTCAGGGGGCTGAGATTGCCGCGGCTGGGGGCGATGCGGGGCGGTGGTGACGCGGCCCCGACCATCGCGTCGCTATTCGCTGATGACCAGCAGGGCGCGTGGTTTGACCCGTCCACGCTCGGCACGCTTTTCCAAAAACCGGAGGACGGCGTCGAAGCCCCTGTTGATGCCGCCGGGCAGTCTGTGTCGCGTGCCAACGACAGGTCTGGTCGCGGCAATAACGCGACGCAAGGAACGCAGTCTAAACGCCCCACGTATCAGACCGGCCCGGCCCGGCTAACGCTGGACAGAGTTGACGACGTGATGGGCGTCACCGTTCCCGGCACCGGCTGGACGGGAACCATGGTGATCGGCACCGATGTGGGCACGGCGTCTTATGAGGTGACAATTCCG